AATGTAATGTCTGTACCATCTCCTGAAATGTTTTCTTCCGCGGCACCTATTTGTAATTGTTTTCCTGATGCAATTAGTAAAGCAGACACATCACCGTCTAATCTGAATATCTCAGTGTTTGCTGATCCACCATCATTGACAGCAAAGATGACATCTTTATCAGATGTGCCATTACTTACTGTGATATCATTACTTGATGCTGTGACTAGTAGTTCAGTTGCAACTGTGGCATTACCTGCTGAGTTTGTACCTATTACTCCGTTTGCAGTGAATGATGACTGTGTGTCACTTAATTCTAAAAATGTATCACTTGCCGCTACTTGTGAGTCAACGTATGCTTTAATTGATTGTTGTGTTGATAGTGCAGTTGCACTATTTGATGCCATATTGTCTTCATCGACAATAGAGGTAACTTCGGTTGATGTTCCGATTTGAATACCGTTTTTTACTTTGAAACTTTTATCTGCCATGGTTCACTTTCCCCATTTAATTGTTAATGTTATTTATGATGTTGTAACATCTACCCTACTCATTACTGCCCATTTTGATCCAGTGTAGATAAATGTTGCTGTTTCGCCCACTGCGTCCCAAACAATAGATGTAGAAATATTTGGTGTCAAGTTACCGTTAGATGTAGTCATTGTAGCGGCATTTCCTGCCACAGTCATTGTGATAATTTTTATCTGTCCAACTGTTCCAGCACCCATAGTTAGTTGTGATGTACCACTTGAAGTGTCTAAGAATGTCATCACAGTACTCAAACTTACAGCGTCTGTGCCTGATCCGTTGCCGCTGATTGTGTCTGTTTCACTTACTACTAATCCACCTGCAATATCCAAAAATCCAGTACCATGTGGTGCTATTGTGATATTTGAGTTAGAAGCAGTGGTTGAAAGTTTTGGTCCTTGTCCGCTTACTGCTTCAATCCTTAATTCATCATTGCCAACCCCAACATCAAGTGTTGAGTTGAATACTGCCGCACTTGTGACATCCAGTGTGCTTTCTAATGTTGTGGCACCATTCACAGTCAAAGTAGATCCATTTAACAGTTGGAATCCATCTGATCTTAATCTAGCAGTAATTACTTCTGATCCTGCTTTGATATTTGCAAATTCTATAATACCATCTTCTGTGCCGTCTGACTCATCAAGTATTTTTCCTGTAATCCTAGCATAGGTAACTTCTTCATCAGCACCATTTTCACCTTTGAACTTGAATTCTCCTAAATAATCTGCATCAGCAGTTGATCCAGAATTACGTTTAAGTGTAATAACTGGAGCGGCTGTGCTTGAATCTTCTGTTGTAGTGATCAACAATGTATCATCAGTTGAGTCATTTGTAATGTTTACCGGCCCTGTAATTTTTGTTGCTCCTGTGCCATGTGGTGTAATGTTGATGTCAGCATTAGATGATGTTGTTGAAATAGTAGGTCCATTGCCTCCTGTCGGTGCAATCTGTAACAAGTCATTGCCCTCACCAAACTGTGTAGTAGCATTTAGTATAACAATTCCTGTGCCATGTGGATTCATTGTAAGATTAACATTTGACGCTGTGGTTGTAATATTACCTGCTTTATCTATAGACACTACATCATCAATAAACAATGCGCCAGTACCAGAAGGTCTAATAATAATATCTTGGTTAGAACCAATATTTTGAATTTCATTAGCAGTCAACTGCAATCCACTTGTGCTAGTTAGGAATACTTGATCAGCAGTCAGTGATCCTTTAATTACTACTCCTGCTGAACCATGCGGGTCTAAAACAATTTCTTCATTTGATTCTGTTGTGGAAATAGTAGCGTCATCAAATGTAAGTCTATCCATCACAACTTTACCTGTGCCATGTGGATTAATATTAATATCAGCATTAGAACTTGCTGTTGAAATTAAATTGTCAGCAACTGTAATACCATTAGATCCACTGGATGTAAATGCTCCAGTAGTCAAAGTGTTAGACGATGGATTGTAAGTAAGTCCTGTATCTGTTCTCGGATTTTCATTGCCTGTTGCTGTGTCAGTGAAAACTAAAAAGTGTGAAGCATCTGTTGTGTTTGTTGCAACAAGTGTCATTGTAGTTGCGACAGTAATTGTGTCTTGGTCCGCAAAACTTAATGTGCCTGATCCATCTGTTTTTAATATTTGGTTAGCAGAACCATCTGCCGCCGGCAAAGTGTAGGCATTGTTGATACTTACAAGTCCACTACCATGTCCGCTTAATTCCAGGTGTGCATTTGAAGTATTAGCAGTAATTGTGTTGTCATCAATAGTTACTCTGTCCATTACTACTTTTCCTGTACCATGTGGAGTAATTTCTATATTTGCATTTGAATCTTTTGTTGCAATGACATTATCATCAATTAAAAGTTTATCAAACACAACCTTGCCAGAACCATGTGGTGTGATATTAATATCAGCATTTGATGATGTTGTAGCAAGTGTAGGACCATTACCTCCAGTTGCTGTTATTTGTAACAGGTCGTTGCCTGTACCTATTTGAATATCGTTTGTAATTACTGTACCAGTTCCATGTGGTGTCAGTGTTATATTTTGGTTAGATGAGTCTGTTGCAATTATTCCTCCCTCACCATCAAAGGACATATTGTCCATTACAACCTTGCCAGTACCATGTGGTCTTAAATTAATATTAGTATTAGATGACGCTGTTGATATTAAATTGTCTGCTATTGTAATTGCATTTGAACCAGCACTTTCAAAATTTGCCACTATTGTTGCAAAAGATGAATCTGTAACTGCGGTTGCTGATCCACCTGAGTTAGATAAAACTGCTTTGAATTTGTCATCGCCTTCGTTCCAATAGAAAAGAGCATCATTTCCTGCTGATCCACGTTCAATTAAAATACCAGCATCCACATCAGCACCACCTGAATTGGTCCTGCTTAATGTTATTAAGTTATCTTCAATGTTTAATTGTGTTGATTGTATCTCGGAAGTTGTGCCTAATATTTCTAAATCACCGTCAAATGACAAAGTTTTTACGCCACCGCTGGTTGTAGTGATGCTTAAATTAGATGTATTAGCACCGTTTACAACTTCAACTTTGAATTCGTCTGTGGATCTGATAGTTCTTGGCATTTATAATAACTCTTTTCGAGTATTTATAAAAAGAAAGGGAGCCCCGTAGGACTCCCTCTCGTGTTCTTTGGTAGTTAATCTTAACTAAATGAAGGATTGCTGATAGCAATTCTTGCCAAGTAGTCAGCCGCATTACCAAGGGATGAAGCCGTGTTCGACAACTCAACGTAACCGTATCTAGTTAAGAAACTAACTACTGGTTCGAAAGTTGACGGATCAAGGACAACGCCACTTGACATCAACGGAATGTAAGGGCAATAAAACGCCGCCGCATCCGCTTCAGATGAACCTTTGTAACCAACAAGCACGTCAGTACCTGTAGCCGCATAACCGTCTACATATACTCTCATAGCATTGTTTAGTGTACCAACAAATTTAGTATTTGTAGGCGCTTCAAAAGTTCCTTCAGTTGTTCTTGCGAACGCTGAAGTTGTTGCTGATTGAAGTATAGTTAATGCTTCACTAGAAACAACTGCAAAGTTACCTGCACCTCTTCTTGTTCTTTGTGCAATTAAGTTTGCTTGTTGGTTGATTAGAACCGCTAGAGCGGCGTGCTCGTCACCAACAAAAGTTGCTGTTCCAGAAACTGCAGACTGATCAAAAGTAGCCGCGGCAGAACCTGCCAACGCTCTTAATGAAGTTAAGATCTCTTGATCGATCTCAGCAGTAATCTCTTGAGCAAGTGCCGCCATGATTTCAGCCTCAATGTCAATGCCTTGTTGTGCTTGAGCATCTTGAGCCGCTTCAAACGTCCATCTTGCTTGTAGTTTTCTAGATTTTGCTTCAACTGTTTGTTTTAGGATCTGTACGTTCAATTTCTTACCACCTGATCCTTCAAGTGATGCAGTTGCTGATCCTTTTGCAGGTGAACTATCGTTACCTGAATAAGAACTTGCAATTTTGAACGGAGATAGAGCCTCGTCACCAGCAATTACATTTGTTGCACCACCAGTTGTAGTGTCAGCATATCTAACTCTGAGTGTGTGGATCTGTCCCACAGGACCTGTCATAGGTTGTACACCAACGATTTCGTTAGCAATAACTGTAGGCATTACCCTACGAATTACTGGAAGAATAACTCTGTTTAGAGTTGCTACGTTACCGGCAGAAGTTGCGCCAGTTGTTGCCTGCTCAGATAAAGTTTTTCTTGTGTTTTCTAAAACAACGTCCATTACTTTTTGTTTTTGACCAGATAAACCGTCCATAAGTGCGGTTTTAGTTTCTGACCATTTGTTTTCTAAGATTACATCAGACATTTATTTCTCCTTAAAGTCCTGCTAGTCTGCGGATGTCAACTATTTCGTTGTCATCTTCTTGATTAAAAGTATGGTTACTTTTATTGCCTGTTACTTCTGCCTTTTCTTCGTTAATTATTTTGCCTTTAATGACAGCCTTGTTTTCCATAACCGCAGGCAAGTATTTTTGAAATGCCTTGTCAAGGTTGGCTGTTTTAACTGATTCTAGAAGTTCACTCATTAGTTTCTTCTTATCACCTGTCAATGGAGATAAAAGTTCGCTAACGATTTGACCACGGTTCACTTTATCTTGGGCGATACGGATTTCTGCGTCTTTGCTTTCAACAAGTGTTGTTGTTTCCGCGATCTTGTCTTGTGCTTCTGTTAGTTCAGTGTCTTTTTGTGCAATTTGTTTTTTGAGTTTTGCAATCTCGCTCTTTTCCATCAAGTAGGATGTTTGGAATTCATTAGCAAATGCCTCAAAAATTCTTCGTCCAAAATTGACTTCTCTTGCAGAAGTTATGTCATCACGAAGTTGTCCAATCTCTTTGTTAAGAGTTTTTTCAACTGCTGTCTTAACCATTGGAGCGGCTTTTTCAGCAAATCGTTTTTTCATCTCTTCCATTTTTGCTCTTGCTTCAGCAACTAAAGCAACCTTTGTTTCAACAACATCTTTTTTGTCTGCGTTGAATTCTTGGATCTCTTTAGCAAGTTGATCAATAACAAAATTTTCAAGTTTCTCAAAGTTTTCTGCAACAGTTTTCTTATCACTGTGTAGATCTTTGATTTCTTTAGTCAATTGTTCGACAACGAACTTTTGAAGAACGTCCTGACGCTCAGCCATTACTTTACGGTCAGCAACGAATTCGTTGATCTCGCCGGCTAAGTTTTCAGTTATCATTTTGTCTAATGCTTCGACCATCACTGACTTGTCGTGTTCGTAGCGTTGTGCAAACTCTTCACGCAATTCAGCACTTACTGAGTCATGGACTTCTTTTAATTTAGATTCCCATTGCTCATCTATTTGTTTCTTAATATCATCATTTACTAATGACGATCCTAAGAGGTCTTTGATAGCATCAAGCATATCGTTCTCCTAACTTATCTTCAAGTCTCGTATAAGTTTTGCTATCCCATCGCTGAGATATTTTTGTACACGGGAATTTTCCCTTGCACTGGCGGCAATCTCCAGCAACTTCTGTCCACCTTCCATGTTCAATAAACCTTCGTATATTGCTGTTGGGTAGGCATTTGGTGCTGATGGTTGAGCCACCACGTCCACGGTGACGATTTCGAAGTCCGTAACATTCCCTGTTGCTTCGTCTACGTTTCCAGAGCCTCTAGACGAGACACCTAATTTAACTCCGGATTGTAGCATTGTTTCAACAAGTTTACCCATAGGCGTTGGCAAAATTTTCATCTTACCATAACCATTGGGACCGTCCATCCACATTTGCGTCATCATGTGACTAACTCTATCCAAATTCACTTTTAGATCATCTGGATGATCAACTTCTCCTAGGACACTATATCCACCGGATACTTGATCTGATATTTTTCTAACTGCTTCTGCAATCTCATTCACTGGATACACACGTTGGTTTGCGTTCTTCACGCCACCTTGAATGCATATACCTTTCATGAATAAGTCTTTACCACCGTTAGCATCACTTTCAATCACGACTTGTGCCTGATCAAAAGTAAGATTTTCTCTTAGTAGTTGCATACCAGTTCTCCCTCTAATTTACTTTTTAACTTACTTCGGTGTTACAGAAGTTTTGTTATCTGGTGTATCAGCGGTAGTTGGTTTTGGTGCATTGTCCATTTTTGCTTTTTTGATGCCAGGCTTATTTTTTGCGTCTACACCCATGTCTTTAGGTTTGTCCGCACTTTTTACTGCGCCTGCTTCTTTAGTATCCATCAAATCACTTGCGTTAGCAGATGGCTCTGTGCCACCTTTTGCCGCTACTGGACTTTTGTTTGAATCTTCACCGCCACTCATGTCTGCTTTTACCATGTCTGAGTACTCATTAATAAGTTGCTCAGCAGTTTTCTTTTCACCTTCTTCAACTTCTTCGTCAGCAGTTTCTTCTACTGCTTCTTCTTCTGTTGCGTCGGCTTCCATCTCAACTTCTTCACCTGGCATTTCAGGCATATCAGGCATATCGGCTTCTTCTTTGTCGTCATCGCCTTTATCCTCATCGCCCATCATAGCATCAAATTCTGCTTTTAGTTCATCAAGAGCGTTTTCTAAATCCATGATTTTGTCTTTCACTTCTTCTTCTGAACCTTCTGCATCATCATTGTCAGTTGGATCCATATCACCTGCGTTCATTGAATGCATCGCTTCTGGTGCCATTTCGTCACCATTTTGTTCTGCTTCTATGTCAGCAATTAGATCGTCAGTAGCATCGCCACCAACTTCTTCGATAGTTTCGTCGGCTTCATCAGCAGTTTCTTCTACTGCATCTTCTTCTGATGCTTCAGTTTCTTCTACTGCTTCGTCTTCTGATGCTTCAGTTTCTTCTACTGCTTCTTCATCAGACTCTTCGCCTTCTTTTTTCATTTTATCTTTTTTGGACATTTTTTCGTCGTCTTTTTCTTCTTTGTCCTTGTGTTTTTCTTCTTCTATTTTAACATCTTCAACATCTTGTTCTACAAGACTGTTGTAGATATCTCTAGACTTTTCAACTACTATATCATGAAATAACTCTTCGGCTTTATCATTTTCTTCGTTGACGAGAAGGTCTAGTAATTCATTAAATTTGTTTGACATTTAGATCTCCGTATCTTTCTTGTTTGCAAACAAGCCATATGGCTTCAAGTGTTAGTATTTACACGAAAAAGGGTATTAGGTAGCGAAAAAGGGGTCGTTTTACGCCATTTTTTGTTATTTTACTAATTTATTTATGTGTGATTCAAATTCTGGGTAGGACATATCCCTCAAATTGGGTAAATTTTGTAGTTTTGGTGGCAGATCTAAGTTTAACACCTCTTTAGACCCTACCCTAAAAAATTGGCACTCTGGACCAACATCTTTGCAGTTTGTCCGTATTTGATTCTCCCAATTACCAGTAAAGATAGGATCATGAGTGGGTGCTCTGTAATTTTT